GTTTTCATTTGTGCGTATTCATTTGGTTTTCTTGATGCATCTAAAGCATCTAAACCTTTACCATATATCATATTAGATATACCTGTAATAATAGCACCATTTGTAGTTGAATATAAGAACCTATCAATTAAAAACTGAAAGTAGTTATTATCATCACCATATTCAATGTAACCTTGCTTTTTATTTTCTTGTATTTTAGGACTTGTGTAAGCACTTAAATTTACAATAGAAATATTTGAATTATTCATAAACTATAAAATCATTAGTTGTTTGATTTGCTACGTATTCATCTTTGTTAATTGTATAATCAGCAATAACTTGATTTGTGCAAAATATTTTGTCTTTATAAACTACATCAGTATTATTTAAAATAGATAACGTATAAAAGTTTCCTTCTTTTAAATCAAATGTAGTTGTTGTGTATAGATAATAACCATCTATATAAAAATCAGATGTTATAGTAGTACTTTCATTTGTCATTTCATTTATTAAAACTATTGATGTAGCACTATAGGTTCTTGGAATGAATTTCAAAGATTGTTCTTCTACTTGCTCTTTTAAAATTATCATTATCTTTTTATTTAAAAATAAAAGTATATTAAAATTGTTTTAAAATAAAAAAGGGACACTTAAAGTATCCCTTAATTAAAAAACAAAAAAACAATTATTAATCTGTATAAATAACATTAAAATCATTTAAACCATTCAACAAGAAGTTTGCTGGTACTGGTTCCATTCCTGTAAGTGTTAATGTATAACCACTTAAATCACCCATAGCTGCACCAGTTACAATAGTTCCACCTGTTACATCCATTCCGTGTTCTAATCCACAAAAGAAGAAATTACCATTGTTATCTTCAACAACTACTTGTGGTCTACCATAAGCCAAAAGTTTAATTTGTTTATTATCTACAATAGATAATTTTTTCAAAGTCAATGCCAATTCTTGTTGAAAGAATGTAGTTCCATTTTCTCTTGAAGATGTAATTGTTTGAGTAAAAGATGATGTACCTTTTAATTCATATCTGTAAGTGTTTGGATTTCCAGTTATTTCATCAATAGCATCTGTTTGGTCTCCACTACCATAAACAATAGTGTTATAACCTATATCACCCCAATTTACAAAGTAAACTGCTTTTAATCCACCATTGCTGTCCTTGCAAGGTTCTAATCTGCCTAAACTAATATCACAAGCCATATTTATATATATTTAAAGTTAAAAAAAAGGTGGTGTTTTTGCACCACCCTTAATTTGATTAATAATTAATTATTAGTTAGCAGCGTTAGTAATTCCGTATGTAGTAATATCTTCTACAATTCCGTATTGTACACCAGCCGTAAATCTCATTACAACTCTAACATTTTGTGAACCATCAATGTCAGACATATCAATTAATTTCACTTCTTGGTTATCAGCTAATAAACCAGTACCAAAATACAAGTTAGATTTTTGAGCAGCAATAGCAACTGTTGGAGCTAAACCATTTGCAACAAATATTTTAATTCCATCAAAAGAAAGTGAACCATTATTCCACCATTGTGTTCCCATTGCATTAGTACCATTAGCACCTAAACCTGATGCACCAAAACCACCCAAAGCCCTTACGTATGCACGTGCTGTGGCTTGACTAACGTATAAATACAGGTCTTCTTTTCCATAAAGTGTTGCTGGGATAGCATCAACTAATTTCCCTAATTCAGCAATAACTGTTGCAGAAGCAGTAATGTTAGTTGAAGTAGCAGCAACTTCTTGAGCAGCTGGTAATCCAGCATCTAAAGTTAACAATCTTGTAAATCCGTTAAATTCTCCAGCGTTAGCAGTAACACCAGCCCAAATATTTTTTTCTGTTTTATCAGCAACTTTAGCAGCTACGTGAGCTAATAAGAAATCAGCAAATGAAGGTGGTAAGCTATCAAAAGCTGAATATCCCATTTGAACTGCTTCCCAATCGCTGTGAAAATCTTTCTTGCATAATTGCAAATTTACTTGGAATTCTTCAGGTTGTAAAATTTTCTCTGTAAGTGTTACAGTTGAAGTTGCATCGAAGTCACAAGTTGCATCTTTTACGATTGCATCAGTAGAAATTTTCTTGATTACTTCTTTGTATTTTACATTTGGTTTTACTTCAATACCACCATTTTCGATAGTTGAAGCAGAAAGTAAAGCTGCTGAAATATATTTTCCTGCAAACTCACCAGCATAGGTTGTTGTAATACTTGTTGTTGTAGCCATTTTTTATTTAATTTTTATTTTTATTATTTGTTTAATTTACTCAATACTACATCAAATGTTGTAGCTTGTCTTTTTTTAGAATATAAATTCATTTTAACTTCAGTTTTTGCATCTGGATTGTGTGATAAAACTTCAATGTTATCATTTGACAATTCAACCGCTTCTACTACTTCAGTTTTTGATAATTTTAATTCAGCAATTTCTGCTCTTAATTTTTCAATTTCTGAAAAGAACATTTCTTTAGTTACACTTTCAACAACTCTTTTTGGCGTTGCTACCTCAGCAGTCATTTCCATTTCAGCTGGACTTGGTGTTGTTTCTTCATTAACTGGCATTTCTTCTGCTGGAGTTTCAATAGCAGCAATAATACCTTCAACATCTACTTTTAACACATTACCATCTTCAAGAATATACTCTCCAACTGGCACCGGTACTTTTTCCTCACCATTTAAAATAAATACAGAAGGTTTAGTTTCTGTATAATCTCCAACTTCGAATGTGTCTGCTTCAATAACAGTAACACCATCTTGTAATTTCATTTGAGCAAGTTTAACTTCCATACCCAAAAGTTCTTTAATTTGATTTACTACGTTCATATTTACTTTTTTATTTATTATCCGTTTCTTAAAGCTATTTTATTACCTTTTAATTTAGTAACATAATAATCTATATCTTTAGCATAAAGTTTTAATGCTTCACCTTGATTTTTAATTTGTGCAGGTAATTCAATTCCTAAATCTTTTGCTGATTTTAATACATCTTCAAATCTTTTATTTGCACTTAATAAAATCTGACCTACTGAATTAAAATCACTTGAAATTTTATTTGCTAATTCATTATAATCAACTACATTTGTTTCTGCTTTAAAAAAAACATCATTAAGTTTTTGATAATCTTTATTAAAATCATCAACTAAAGCTAATTCAATTCTTTCAGATGCCAATTCTACTTTTTCAAATAACTTATTACCAATCTTTGTTACTTCTGGGTTCATCTATTTTTTATTTAAAAATTAATACTATTTATATTTGTTATAAATTTGCTATCCGTTTGTTCTAACTATTGTTTTAACTCCATCTACAACTGTTACAGTTGAAGTGCCTTGTGCAACTGTTGAACCAATACCTTGATTTATTAATTCACCTTTGCAACATTCATTTGAATATGTGCTATCATCACATAAACAACCTCTTTTTCCATCTTTTGGACTTGTGTACTTGTTTTTTCCCATTATTTTAGTTATTAAATATTTTACCAATTTTTCCTAATTGTTTAATTACATTTTCATTATTATCATAATGCTGTTCAATTTTTAAACTTTTAATCTTGTATATTTTATTTATATTACTTCCTGTTGCATAAACTCTACTTACTGGAATACCTAATGCATTTGCTTTGTTAATCATTCCTTGCTTTAAATGCCTTGCTGATATTATATAAACATCATTTCCTTCAGCTAAAAATTTAGTTGCCATTTCAGTACCTTTTGCAGTACTTAATGTGCCATCATAATCAAAACTAATTTTCATTTTTAAGAATGATTTGTTTTATCTTTTCAATCAATTCTTGTTCTGCATCTTGTTGTAGATTTAATTCTGCTTTCTCAGAAAAATATCCTTCAATAGAATAACCTTGATATTTACCTTCTTTAACATCATTCCAAACTTCATCATTGTCTATTCTTTGAACTACAACCCAAGCACCTTCAACAGCATTTAAATTGTAAATAGCTGATTTATCTTTTTTAACATCTTCAACTATCCAACTTTCTATTGTATAAACACCTTCTGTTTTCTTGTCGTGTTCTAATGTTGAATTATGTATTTTAAGTTTCTTTAAATATAGTTCTGATGCTTTTCTAACTGTTTCTTTTGAAAAACGAATGTTATATTCATAATCACCATTTCTTCTATAAATATCTTTTTCAGGTATTAAAGCTAAACCTATAACTATTCTTTTATCTTCATCAATAGTTTTAAGTTCAACTTTGTGTTCATTTAGTGCAACCCAATTTTCTTCTATGGCTGGAAATTTAACTAAACTAATGGCATCAATTCCATCTTGAATATTTTCTTCGTCAATATCTAAATAAATAGTTTCTAACTTCTTCATTGTACTTTTTTTTAAAAATTAAATTATTTACATTTTGTTTTAAATAACTAACATTAAATATCTTTTTAATACTTAATGTTACTTATAACTATCCTAAACTTGCGTTACTAACAATGTTTCTATTTAATGATTGTGCTGATGTTACATTTTGTGCAACTACATAAGCTTGTATTGGCGATTGATTTTTATTGTTAATACTTTCTGCTATTTGATTAGCACCACCTTGACCAACTACATTGAAACTTGGAGCAGCAGCACCACCACCAGAAGGTACGCCAGCACTACCACCACTACCACCAGGCACTTTTACTGACATAATTTTTTGTACATTGGCAATTCCTTGAGCAGCAACAATAGCAGTAGATGCAATTTTAACAGCCATATCTACAACAGGGTTGCCCATAGATTTAGCAGCCCAAACTTCAGAAATACCTTTATAAGTATTAATAGTTGCAGCAGCAATCGCTAATGCTTTTCCAGCAGCAGTTTTTTCTCCAGCTATTTTAGATAATCCTTCTAATGCATTAGACACTGCTCCCATTTGAGCCATTTGTGCTGACTTTTCTGCTTCACTTATTTTAATTCTTGCTTCAGCATTTTCTTTTAGTAATTTTGTACGTTCTTCTTCTGATATATTAGTAGCTTCAGTAATTAATCTTTCTTGTTCTGTTATTGCTTCTAATTTTGCTTCAAAAGCTAAAGCATCATTTTCAATTATTAATTGTTGTTTTTCTAATTTTTTATCAAATCTATAAGTATCTATTTCATCTTGTGCAGTTGTAATTTGATTTTCTATTTCTTGCTTTTTAGCAGCATATTCATTTTCAGCATCTATTCTTGCTTGTGTTCCAGCTTTAGTTGTTTCAATTACATTTTGTAATCTTTCTAATTCTTGTGTTTTAGCAAATTCTAATGCTGATTTTTTAGCCAATAAAATAGCTTCTTCATCTTTTAATCTTTCAGCATCAAATTGCTTTTGGTCTATTGCTAATTGTGTTTCAGCTTCTTGTTTAGTTTTTGTTAAATCTAATAGTTCTTTATTGAGTGCTAAATCATTTGCTTTTTGTTCTGACCTTAAACCCTCAATTTGTGCTAATACACCTTCTCTATTTGCTAAAGCATTTGTTACAGCAACTTGGTTTTCTATACTTTTATTTTGTTGTAATGTAGCATTGGCAGCAGCTATTTGAGCATCAGCAGCTCCAAGCATAGCTTTTTCTTGATTGTTTAAAACATTTTTTAAATCATCATTTGCTTTTATTCTATCAGTAACACTATTTCTTTCTTCATCTCTAACCTGTCTTAATTTTTCTGCTTGTCTATCATATTGTTCAACTAACCTTGCTTGATTTGCTTCTGCTAATTTTGCATTATTTTGTAATTGTGTATTTGCTTTAGCTTGTTCATAAGCACCTTTAATTGATATTTTACTAACACCATCTATTGTTCCTTCAACAACTGCTCCTACTTCACTTATAGCTGAACCAATATTATTTGCAACTTTTTTACCAGCTTCTAATGCATCTTTACCAACCTCAACAATATTATCTTTTGTAGTTGAAATTCTTTTATTTAATTTTTCTATTGTTTTTTCATCACCATCACCAAAGAAACTTTCTTCCCAAGCAAGTTTTGCTTCATCAATAGCTAAAGATATTGCATAGAAACTTAATTTTAAAGGTGCTAAACTTATTGTAATTAAACCACTTATAGTATTTGTTAATCCTTTAAACCCATTACTTGATTGATTTACTTTTTCAACAACAGAAACAACTACATCAACAACTTTAGTAAATACATTTGTTACAGTTCCCATAGCAGTAGCCATAGTATCAGCAACTTTTTGATTGCTCATAAATATTTCTTTTAAAGTACCAAGAGCACTAATCACAAGACCAATACCCATAGCTTTAATAGCTAAACCAGCACCTTTAAAACCTTCGGCTAAAGTCTTTGTATTTTTCTCAACTTCTTTTGTACTTTTACCAACATCCTGTACTACATCAGTTGTTTTTTCTAAATTTTTATTTAAAGATTTAATTTCTTTAGTTACATTATCAATGTTACTATTTACCTTTAAATTTATTTCCTTGTTTTCCATTCTCTTTTTATTTGTTTAAATGTTCTTGACCAAGTTGTTGGTAATTCATATTTACCTTTTGCTATTTCTATTGTTTCTGATTGTCCGTAATGCTCATCTAATTGTAGCATTTCTAATATTAACTTTATCATTATGGTTGTTGTGTTATTGGTATTTCTACTGTTATACTATTATCATTATAATCTAAAAAACCAATAGATATATTTTCACTTCTTTCTATTCCACTTGTATTTGCATCTATTGTAACTATCATACTTGTATCTTCATATTTAACTCCAAATGTTGGTGATGAAATAAAATTTTCAAGTTCTTTAATTGAAAATTGTTTAAACATTCCTTTGTATAAATCTATTTGAACTTCTTGCGATGTATTATCTACATCTAACATTTCTATATTTGAATATCTATAACCTACTGAATTATAATCTAAATTTCTATAATCATTTATTAATTCAAATGTTGCCTCACCGTTTGTTAAATCAGTAGTAAAAGAATTAATTATATATCTATTGTCTCTAATTATAACCCTATCATTTAATTTTAAATTTGTTAAGTTTCTTGGTTCTAATTTTGCTTTAACTTTTAAAACTCTAGTCTTTTGATTATAAAGATTATCAATATATTGTTTATAATGTCTAAAATATAAACCTTGTGGTGAATTAACTAAATACCAACTTGAAACTTCATTACCCCAATTCAAAGAATACAAATAACTCAAATCAGTTGCACCTGTATTTATTTCATTGTTAAATCTTATATAATTATTTATTGTTGTATAACTAGTTCCATTATAAATTTTAATAGGGAAAGTAGAAACACTAGTTAATCCATTATTATACATTAATATTGGTTTTGGTGTATAACTTTGAAAATCTTTGTTTAATAATGTAGCAGTTTGAAAATTAGTTTCAACTGTTTTTTCCCACATTATATCTTCAAATGGAAGTTTAATTTCATATTTACCACTTTCTGAATTTGAACCACTATCATAAACTAAATCACCATATTGTCTACTGAATAAACCAGCAAAAGCATTATTTAAAATGTTATCTGATTTTTCATAAGTAAATTCTATTTTTTTAAATAGTTTTGGCTTTTCAATATCTAATTCATCAGCATAAATAAATGGTGTTAAATCTTTTATTTGTCCAGCTTGATAATATAATTCTAATGGTTCTAATTTAAAAGTAGTAGCGTCAATTGGTGTTACTATTAAATTAAACATTTTAACTAATCCCATAAAAAAATCTGCAACTTTAATATCTGGAACATAATCACGAACAGATAATATTGAATTAAATGTTTGACCTACACCACCAGTAAAATAATTATTAGCATCAGTATTTCCCTGACCAAAACTATTTATTCTTTTATAAGTTAATGTTGATTTAAAAGTAAATGAACCTGATGGAGAAACTTTAATTTTATATTGATGACTTATATCATCATCTGATTGTCTAATATCTAATAATGTAGTATTTGTAGTTCCAACTAAATTATCAATAGTATTAATTAAAATATTATCTTGATATAAATCTATTTTATAAGTTGTTGTTGCACTTGCGGTTGCTGGTTGTATATTAACATTAATTACTATTCTTTTATTAATACCCATTTCACCTAAACTATTAGACCTAAAATAAATGCTATTCCAATTAGTAGTAATAGTATCATTTATTGAACTATATTCTGGGAAAGGAGTACTAATTGTAAGAAAATGTAAAAATCCACCAGCATTATATGACCTTGGTAATTCACTATTTTTCATTAACATATATAAATTAATAAATTGTTGATAGTTTAAAAAATTACCTGTAAATGTTATTCCATATTGTTGTTGTATTAAATCTAAAATGGTTGTAATTTTTACTGCTGGAAATAAATCATTCCAATTAATAGCACCTGTATTTGTAGTTATATCATAAGCACCACCAGTATTATAATAAAATTTTCTTGTATTTCCTATTAAAGGATATTTTAAATCATAACTATTAGAAGTTATCCTATTAATGACTTCAGTTGCATTATAAATATGATTTAAATCTGAATAATCTAAAATATTTAATTTATCTTCACCAAATTTATCTTTTAATTGTGTAAGATTTCCATAAAATGTAAGTGTATAACTTTCAATATAACCATTCTTTTTATTTGCTTTTTCTAATTGTACATTACCTTCTCTAAATGGTATTGTATCTACTTCAATATATGCATTATATCTTATTCTTGCATCATATCCATTATCAACTGCATTATCGTACCAATGTGAAAATATACGATTGTTTATAGAAGATGCTGGTATTGTAAATGATTGTGAATAATCAGTAAACAATTTTCCAATATCTGAATAGTTTTGTAATGTAGAAGTAACTGAAACTTTTTCATCTTGGAACATTTCAACTCTTTCATAAGGAAAAGACATTATTTGATAAACTGTTGTACTATCTAAATCTTTTATTATTGAATTAAAATATAAAGTTGTTTCATCGTTTGATGTAATTTTAATAAGTAAACCAGCACCTGTTCCTGATAAAATATAAATATAATAATTTATCCATTGTTCTGTTACCCAACTTTTAGTGGTATCAATTATATAATAATCTTTACCACTTGTTGCAGTACCATTATCAAATATTTTTTCTTTTTGAATATATAACTCCATTATATTACATTATTAATTTGATTGTAATCGTATTCAAAATCTATTTGGTAATTTATCATCTTATCTTGTAAAGAAGTTTTTAAATCAGTTGTCATTGTTTTTAATTTAACTGGTTTAGTATCTAACAAAATAGTTTCTGAAGTCATTAAGTCTTTTATAAGTTCATTATAATATTCATCAACCCAACCTGTATTTATTTTAATAGTTTGTTTTGCTTCATAATTAAATGCTTTGCTTTCACCTCTTAATGGATAATAATTTACTCTATCTGGTAATAATTGATATTCTTTATTTTTAACTTCCCAATTTTGTGTTCTTGCTTTAAAGAATGTAATAAAATCCCAACCACCTAATCTATTAATATATGAACATAGTAATGGCTTATATTTATTTTCACATTCTAAAATAAATTTTGTAGTAAAAATTACTTCATCATTTTTTAATATTTCAAATATATTTCCATTAGCAAATCTTTCAATAGTTGGTTTTGTAGTAGGTATTTTTAATAAAAATTCTTCATCTGGTCTATTTATAATTGTAGTAGTTATAGAAGAACCTGAACCAGATAAAACACTAATTCTATATTTATATTCATTATCACTTATGCCAATTAAAAAATTAATATACTGAGAACCAGCATACCTTGTATCATCAACATAAAATTTATAATTTTTATTTTGTTGCAATGATGTTAAAATTACTTGGTCTTCATTTATTAAATTATTATAACCATCTAAATAATTTGTGTAACCATTTAAAGCTACATAAGTTGTAGTATTTATAAATTCATAAGAATTAATATCATCAGAAGTATATCGCTTTACTTTAACATAACACCAGTTGTTTAAATTTTCTTCTTGAATAGCAGTAATTAAAACAGGATTAATTATATCAATATATTCTTTAACATAATTAGATATATTATATATATTTTTTGTTTGTGTTATTGATGCAGCATTTTTACTTAATGTATAAGTAGGTAATGTTGGTTCAGTTTCATTTTTATGCCACATAAATAATTCAACCTTACTTCCTACTTGATTTGCTACATCTACTTCTATAAAATATGGACTTCTTATAAATATTGTTTTCATTTTATTTATTTGTTATTGTGTAATCTATTAACATTTCTATGTCGTCTCCAAACGCTTTTATTAAATCTGTATCTATGTATTTCTTATATCCATCTTCAAATGGTTTTGTAAAAAATAAACTTGGTTTAATACCTCTTGCCCAAATGTTCTTTGCTATTATTATTCCTATTGATTTATAATTGCCTTTTTTATATTTTCCTTTTTCATCACGTAATCTTATATTTCTTTGTTTTGCCCAAACTTCTATTAATGATGATGGTGGTCTTTTAGTTTTAAATTTAAATCTGCTGTTTGGTGCTTGTTGCCCTTTTATCTTTGCGTTCTTTGATACTTGACTTGGGTCTGCACCTTTAACTCCTTCATCTTGATAAAAGCCATAATCAGGCATAGAAAACCCTAATAAGAAATAATCATTTTCAGATAGTATTTCACCTTTGATATTATTATAAAGTTGTTTAGAAACATTCTTATTGCCTTTAGACAAATTACTTCTTGCTTGTTGAATAACATATTTTTTATATGCTTCTAAAACTTCTTTTGTACTTGTTAAATTATTAGCATTCATTATCGCAACTTGTCATTTCATTAGCAACCATTACATCAAATGTAACTGTCCATCCAGCTATTCTATTTTCAAATCTATCTGTAAATGGTTCACAATTAGGTGTACCTTGTAATTGGTATAAATCATCATATAAAGTTCCACGTCTTAATACTTCTAATAATCTATTAATAACCATTAATTGAGTATGCAATACATCTTGTTCATTATCATTTGTTACAAACTGGTCTATTTGTTCTGTCTTGCTAAAATCTACAACATCCATACATAATACTGATATATTAAATATCCAAGTGTTACCATTGTATTGAGCATTGTTTACAATTATATGCGATAAAGGAAATATAGTTTGTTTGTTTAAATCAACTTCAAATATATCACCAGCTGATACTGTGTTTACAAATATATCTTTATATAGTTGGTCTTTTATTGCAGTTGTTATTTGGTAAAATCCTTTCATTATTTACTTCTTATTAATTCAGTTTCTATTTGGTTCTTTTCTTTCTCAAATGTTAAATATGTTAATGCAACTGATAATCTAAGTTTGGAAATATCGTCAAATCTTCTAACGTCTCCTTGAGCAATAGCATAGAATGATGAATACCAACCCCATTTACTTCCAAATTGTGATTGTTTACTATATTCTGAAATTCCCGATTGTTCTCCAAAAAGTGTATCGTAGACTTCAACAATTCGTTGCCTAAATTGTAAAAAAAAACCACAGCACCTAATACAACATCAACAGGTGCAAACTTCATAGCATCACAATATGTATAGCTTCCGTTATATTCTTCTATTTGATATTTATCTTTTAATTTCTTTGTTACTGGTCTATACAATACTGCCATAGCATTATGCATCATATCCCAATCACTTATGTATTTATCTAAGTCTGTATATTCACCTAATGTAATTTCATCAAGGTTAGTTATAAAACCAAACTCAGTATTACCTAATTTAAATGTTTTTTTAAGTTCATACTTTTGTGCAAATAAATTTGATAGGTTAGTTGTTATTTCGTTTACATCTTTATAACTTATTTTAGCAGCATCTTTTAAATCTATGTTGCAAAATATTTCAATCATTTTATGTTGCATAAATTCACCATCAGGATTATCTTTAGCAATAGATAAAAACTTTTGATATTGTTCTAATGTTATTTCTGATAAACTTGTTGGTATTGTAATCTGTAACTTCATTGTTTTTTATTTAAAAATAAAATAAAGTCTAAATTGTATTAAACAAAAAAAAGAGCTACATTTCTGTAACTCTTTATTCAACCATTATTAACCAAAATTTAAACTAACTCTCTTATGTTATCTATTTTTTTATAAACTAATCTTTTATCTAAAAATTGTTTCATAGCATCTTCTTCGTTAAATGCTTCTATGATTACTTCTACATCTGTACTTTCATCATTACGTTCTGTCCAATAGGTTATGCAATACTTTGTCATATATGTTTTCATTTGTTTATTATTTGATACAAATATAATTACATTGTTTTAAATAAAATACATTTTAACATTTCTTTAACATAGTAACTTATAAGTTACGTTTAAAAGTTTTCATCATACATCATTCCAATATGCAAATCAATTAAAGCTAAACACTTTCTTCTTATTTCTTTAATCTTATACGTATCTTCTTTTGAAGTCATACCTGTATCAAAACCTTCAACTGAATTTAATGCTTGATTACACATAGATATTATTTCATATCTTGTATCGCATTGTTCAAACTCCATATTCTGAAATATATCTTCTTCTTCTGTCATTACTTTTTGTGTCAATATAAACCTTAATTTTAATACTTATGTTACTACGAAAGGTAAGCACTTGCTACATTATACATCTGTTGCATCTTTTTAATTTCACCTACATTTCTTGGTAAATTAATTTGAACTTCAACACCTTTAACGTGATGTATATAACATTGTATTGCTGCTATTATTTGTCCGTAACTCATTAGTATATAAAATAATTACCTTTGTGTGGGTTTTCTAATTGACTTGTTATTGCATAACGCATAGCATCTATTGCGTGGTTATATGCATCTATTGGTCTATTCATTTTAATTCCTGTTTTATCAGTTTGCCAAATGTAGTTTCTTAATTCATTTATTAAGTTCTTGCTTCTTGATGTTACGTAAACTTTGTTTTGATTAATTAAATTAAGACCGAATAAGATACTATCTTTTCCTTTTGTAACTGGTAATACATTATGACCATAACTATTTAATTCAGCTATTGATTTTGGTTCAGCACTATCAGCGTAAACAAAATTGTTTACATTATTTGCTTTTAATAGATTTGATATTTCACTATTCAATAAACCTTTCTTATAAATCACTTCATCAAATATATAAGCATCATTATATTTGTACATTGTTACTAAACTTGTTGGGTCATTACTATAACCAAAGTCCATTCCGTAACATAATATTCTTGCATCTTGTGGTAAATCTATTTCTTGCCAGTCTGTAATACATACACCTTCTAAACTACCTGTTTGACCTAAACCATAAACTTGCCACCAGTTTGCCCAATATGTAGATGTTAATGCTTTTACTTTTGCTGCTTCTATTTCTTGAACTATTGTTTCTGATAATGCTTCATTATCTAAATAAGTCAATGTAATAAAATCAACATCTGATTGTGTTAGTATTTCTTTATCAACCCAAAATGCTGATGTAGGATTATAATCTAACCATATATCACCTGATGTTCTAATTGCTAACTGATAATAACTTTCGAAATCTATATTGTTACACTCATTAACATAAAGTATATTTCTTCTTGCACCTCTTAATTTATCAGGCTGGTCAACACTAAAAAACTCAATATAACTTCCATTTGTAAATGTATATTTTAAAGTAGACTTATTAAACTGTGCATCATTATACCTACCTAATGCCATTATAATCTTTAAGAAGTCTTTTAATGCACCTCTACGTAAATGTGGTATGCTTTCAGATACAACACTTATTTCTAAATTAGGTTCTTTAATTGCTTTGTCAATTAGTAAAGGCAGAATACCAAATGTTTTACCAGCTGATGTTCCACCTCTAATAACTTTAATACGTTGCTTTAAACGCAATAACTTTCTGATTGCAGTAGTTAATATAAACTCCATAAAACTATTGCTTAAACCTCATCTAAATCAATATTAAATATAGGTTGTTCATTACTTACTGTTATGTCTTTTGTTTCTCTTGGTTTACCAGCATAGTAATTATAAAATAATTGTGTGAATTTAAAATCACCAGCATCTAATCCAGCTTCTAATGCTTTAAATGCTTTTTCTTCTAATGGTTTTAATCTTTCAATTAGTTTTATTTCTTCTGCTTTTGATGGTCTACCAGCACCTTCTCTTTTGCCACCATAGTTATTATTACTCATCTTGATATAATTTGTTTATTCAATTATAAAAATAATAGTTTTTATTTATTGTTTTCATTAATGTGTTTAGTATAAATCCAATTAACAAGTATATCTACATCTTTATTTTCTAATCCAGTTTCAACAACTGATGCTTGTTTAAATCCAGCTTCAAATGCTAAAGTCATTAATTTTATAACTTTATATTTTTTCATATCTTATTGTTTATATAATTTACCTAATTCAATAGCTATTTGTTTCCATTCATCTAAACCTTGTTTAATACAACCTTTTACAACAAATCTATTATATTCTTTGCTATACTTATTGTAAAGTATGTTTGCTCTTTGTTTTGGTGTCATAAGTTTTCTATTTCTTTTTTTACTTTATTATAAAAATATTCTGTTGTTGAAAATATATCAGTATTTAATATCTCATCAACTGCTATTAATGCACATTGTTTTATTTGATTATCAAATACAATAGGATTAATAAAATCTTTGTTTAATAAATCATCATACTTGCTGTATAATTCATTTGCTTTTTCTTTTGCTGTCATTCTGTTCCTTTTTTAATTAAGTAATACCATAACCATATTATTTTTTTTCTTATAAATTCATAAGCTATTAATGCTAAAATATATTTCATAACTATTTCTTTTTAAATTGTTCAAATAAATTTTTAACTCCTTTGGAATGTGTTAATAGAGTATGTTTAAATATAAACTCTCCAAATGCTATCACTTCTTCCTCACTATAACTTCTTTCTTTATACCTTTCAGCAGCATTTTTAAGCGCTTTATTTGGTTCAGATGGGTTGTTTATTTCATCAATAAACTTTTTAATATTCTCTTTTTTATCATCATTGAATACTTCTTCTAATTTAATTTCTTGTTTCATAAGTTCACTTGTATTTTCATTGTTGGACAACTCATTTTGTGATTATCATTTTCTAAATGGCAACACTTACATTTACCATTTGCCCAAAACATATCACAATTATCTGCATCACTTTCTCTATTAAACATTCCATACGATTGACATATTTCTGATGCTGGTACTGTAAACCTGTAACAGTATTCTTTTGATGGGCATAAACTATCTAAACACTTTGCTATATCTGCCATAATTTAAAGTTTAATGTTTTTATTCATTCTATAAACTGCTTGTAAACGTTCTAATATTATTTCTTGTTGTTCTTTACCTTCTGTATCTAATAGTAATGCTTCTATGTTGTTTACTATTTTGTAATTGTTTCTTGATGTTTGTAGGTTTATAATCTTTTCTTGCAAGTTTATATTTTCATCAGTTAGTTTCATTATTTCTATTTGTAAACTTTGTATCATTTCATCTTTAGACAAATTTATTGATTGTTCTTCAGGTGTGTAGTTTAATCTTTGCAGTATTTCTTTTCTAAATAGTTTTAATGTTGGGTTAAACTTTTCAAACATATCATAGTTTTTTAATGAATGTAATACAGTTGCGTGGTCTTTTCCTACTGATGCACCAATAGATTGCAATGATTTCTTTTTATCTATTTGTTTTAATATCTTATAATAGATTGCTCTTGCTTCTATTATTTCTCTTTTACGTGATACCTTGTTTATATCTGCTCCTGTTATTTCTTTTATTATTTGTTTTAATTGTAATGTTATTTGCGTTTCCATCTTATTTTTATTTTTTGTTTTTTACTTTCTTTTATTAGTTGTGTTAAAATATTGAATGATACTATTTCTACTACTAAATGTATTCCCTGACATTCTTCATAAAGTTGTTCAGCTTCATATTCTTTTAATATTAATCTTATTTGTTCAATAGAAGTTCCTTGTTCTATTTCATATAAGGTAATATTATAATGTTCTGTTGCTATATCATTCATTAGAATTCAAATCTTAATTTTTCTTTTATTTTGTTGTGTGTTTCTTGCTGAAAGAATAATTTTAATTGTTCATCATTTGTTGTTTTAAATATACCTTTTATAAAATCTGTTTTATTTTTTTTATTTATAACATTGTTTATATTTTTAATTTCATAAATCATTGTTATACCATCTATTGTTTCGCGAGTTTCAGTATTTACAGTTGAACGCACTATGAAACATTGTATTTTAGATTTATTATTTAATTGTACATCAGCATAATTAGATAAGTTTAATAAAGTATTTAATGATGTTTCATCTCCATTTTTTTTATGGTCAATCATAAATGTATTGAAAGTAAATTTAGTTATTACACAATCAATATCAATTATTGAACGTTTTACATCTGTTAATTCACTTATTAAATAATTAAATTCGTTGTTATGATAACTTGAATTAAATTTGTTTCTTGTTTGCATTTTTAAACATTTAAATTAAATTTAAAATTATTACCTTTTAATAAATTTTTAGTGTTTTCTATATTATTTTCATATATATGTGCATTGCCAATAAAAAATGTAATATTATTTAATTTTATATTTATTAATTTACTAATTAAATATATTTGATATAAATCACTTGGCAAACCTAAATTTGAATCAGCTAAGCGTTGATAAACAGTAATATTTAATTTATTTTCAAAAATTTGAAATTGTATTAAACTTAAACAAGGCAGTTGATTAGTTTCCGCTGTTGTATTACCAATAAATAAAATATAATTTTTTGATGGCTTTAATGTATTAATTTTTTTTACTAAATTAGGTAAATCTTTAAAATAAGTAGGATAAGAATTTATAAGTTCAGGTTTACAATAATCCCACCACATAATTCCATTATTATTATATTCTTTAATATTTGTAACACCATTAAAATATAATTCTAATTCTTTTGATAATTTTTGTTTTGCAACTGTATGTATTTTAAATAAATTTTCTAATTCATTTTTATTAAAAGATAATTTTTGATTTAATAAAGCATAGCTATTTGCTTTTTTTGCTGTTTGTAATTTACCTTTATTTATTATTTTTTCAAGTAATTTATAATATTTATTCATTTTTTTATTTATTGATTGTTAAAGTATTCCTCTTAATACATATTGATTTAAATCCATATTTTCTTCACCAAAAAAATATTTATAGTTAGATATTGCTTGTTCTAACTTTGCTTTACCTTTAGCATAAAATTCATCACTACATTCAAAAATTGCTATATCTAAACTTCCTTTGTCTATTGCAACAAAAATAAAGTCATCAACACCAAACATCTTTTTATAAAGATATGCTTGTAAATCATAGCTATATTTGTCAGCACTATATCTAAATTCTTTTACACCACTTGTAGTTTTCAAATCAATTATCATATTTGGCTTTAAGATATCTGCTTTTGCTCTAAATGCAATGCCATCTATCATTTCTACTGCTGGTATTTCTGTTTGTGATTTACTCATTAAAGAAACTACTTCGTGGTTTTTCATTAGTGCATCAGTTAATCTTTCAGCATCGTTGTATTCTTTTCTTGTGTATACTTCTAAACCTTGTTCTTTTGCTAATTTGTATTCTTTTCCAGCTTTAGTTGCTACATCTACAATTACTAAATCATTTAACTTATGTGGCTCTAATATCATTGTGTGGAATAGTTTTCCATCACGTAATGCTTGGCTTTCATCTGAACCATATTGTGTAACGTATTTATAAGTTTTAGGTGAAGATATAAGCATTTTTGCTGATGAACTACTTAAAGCATTTTTACTTAAGTATCCATAATAGAAACTATCATCATACATATTATCTAATAGTTCTTGTTTATCCCATTGTTTATTATCAAATGTTGTTATCATATTATCTAATTTTAATGTTGTTTAATAAATCATAAGTGTTATCCATATCTAAAACTTCCCTGATTTGTTGTGTATAATTATCTGATGCATTCCATTCGTTAATCAAATCTTGCTTAATTGAATTAATTAAATTTATTTGATATGTATTATCTTCACTTTGTAAATCTAAAAGGATATCTAATTTTCTAATAACTTCTATTTTCATCTTAAATAAGTTTTAAAATTAATACTGTACAAGTAAAAAATCCTACCCATAATAATAATGCTAATGCAAATTCTTTTAATAATGTTTTCATAATGTTTCTTTTTTAAATTGTTAATTGTTTAGCAAATATAAACATTATTTTTAATTATAAACAACTTATTAAAACTTTAACTTTTGTTTAACAAAAAAGGATAGCTGTTAAACTATCCTAATTTGCTATTTTCGATTTGCAATTTGTGTTCTACATACTGTATAGCGTTGGTCTGTGTCTGGATATTCACTTACCATTTTGTCATCAGTCATACATCTTTGTATAAACTCTTTTTCGTGTTCTCCTGAATTAGGTGTTGGTATTGGCATAATTTCTAATTTTAGTTTGTATTAATCTTATCTTATCATTTATCTTTTCATCATTTAAACCTTTTAAATATAATGATTGTCTTTTCTTAATTAAATGCATTAAAGTATATTCTAATTCTAATGTATCAAATACTATTTGTTCTGTTCTATCCATTGTTCTTGTTCTTGTCTTAAATGTTGTAATTCTCTTTCTAAATAATCTATTGCTTTTTCTAAGTCTTTTATATGTGTGCCTTTGTGTTTTGCTCTTGCTACATATTTAATTACATTTCCTTCATTAAAGTTTAAATCATAGTCTTTAATAAAGTCTATAACATCATATTCTTTTTGGTTGTCATAATGTACTGGTGTCATTGTTTAAATCTTTTAGCGTGTAACTTATATAATTCCATTGTTTTTTTTAATCCTTCATATTCTGTAAATTCTACATTTACATTGTTTTCTTTATAATAAAATATTTCATTGTAATTGCTGATTTGATATTTTATAACATTATACTTATTTTTAGTTTTAGTTGGTTTAATAACATAAGCTAAATCATTTTTCCAACATAAACTCATTGCATCTACTTCATCAGGTTTAGGTACAAATTTTTGTTCTTTAACTTTAACCATCTATTCTTAAAAATTCAGCATTAGCATTTTCCATAAACCATTCTTTGTTTTCTTTGTATTTATCTATAACTGCATCAATCATAACTAATTCATCTATTGTTGATGTTTGCAATTTATCTATAATGTTATCTATTGAATTTAAAATGTTTGTAGTCATTTCTGGATCTGTTTTATAAATCTTTGTATATTCTTCAAACACTACCTGTTCAAGTTCTTTGTTAAGTCTATTAATTAAGTTCTTAATAGTTTGTCTGTATTGTGTTGTAAAGATTAAACTTTCATTTGCTTCAAGTAAAAGCTGTGCTAATAATACAGATTTTAAGTATTCTAATTGTATTGGATTGTCCTTCATAATTGTTTTGCTTTTGTTATTTCTAAATATGTTACTTCTTTTTCTATTTTTTCTCTATTATTAAAATATGTTGTTGCTGGATTTTTATTGTTTATTTCCCAAATTGGCTTAATCAAATGTAGATTAAAACTATAAATACCTTTAGGTGTTGAATTAATATATACAGGTGTATCTAAATGCTTTTCACATTCTTGCATCATAGCATCATATTTTGCTTTTTCAAGTAGTAAAGTTTTATAATGTGCTTGTCTACATTTTAATTCAATCCTATGTGAAGTTGATGGACTGTAACAATCCCATCTACTCATTTGATTTTTTGCTTTAACTAAATCTGGATAAATATTTTTCACTAAATAGTTAAATAAATCAATTTCTTTCCACTTATTCATTTACTTCATAGGTATCATAAACCTTTCGTAAATCACTTAAAATAGTTCTCCAGCAACTTGAGCAATTACTGTTATCTAACTTTTCATTAAAAACATTAAAGTAAATTTCTTTAATTGTGTGTTGCTGTTTAGGTGTTAATTGATTTGTTCTATTGTCGTATAATACTTTTAAAAACAAATATTCATTTTCTTTTAAGCAGTTTACATTTCTTCTGTAAGATATTAAATTGTTTAATTTAGCTTTACGTTCTTCACATCCACAATCTATTCCTGTTGCTTTGCTGAATAATTCAACTACCGCTTTAATTCCAGTTGCTTCTGTGATTTGTTCAATAGTATCACCTAATCCTATTGCTTTCTTTTTTCTTCCCATTAGTATATGTTGTTATAATCGTTATTAATA